GAGGGATGGGCCTTGCTGGCCCGGTGTATCGTTTCATGGTTGCTCCTTAGTGTGTTCGTGATAAGCCCACTCGATCAGCGTCATCGCTTCGCCTAGCGTGGGCACGTTCGTGTTGAGGCATGGTTTTTGGTTGGTGGTCACGCGAAAGCTTATGGGGGTGTTCTCCTTCAGTTGCTCCGGGTGTTGCTCAATACACCCGGCAGACACCGCCTCGTCACGCATGTAGTGCAGGCGCACAGGCAGCTTCGATACTTCCTCCGCGTTGAAGATTCGCCACTTCGGATATACGTTCCCGTCACTCATGATCTCTCCATTCCTTTGTCAGCTATGCGCCGGATCAGCGCGAAGGCATACGCACGTGCGAGCGCTGTCTGGTCTTTCTCCGACAGCATGTCCCACGCATGGCGCATGATTTTTTCGAGGGCGTCGATGGCCTTGTCAAGTTCGTGCATGGCCATCTCCTCACAACATCTCACGCAGAACATCTTTGACCTTCTCTTCCCAGTCAATGCCGTCGAGCTCTTCGTCCACGTGCTGGGTGATGATGTCCTTGACCTGATCCTCTGTGACCCAGCCCTCTTGCTTGCGGGCGTAATCGGCCAGCGTCTCACGTGCTTGGTCTGCGGCGATCTCTTCAAGTGCATCCCTGCTCCAATGCTCAGCGGAACCTTCGTGGTCGAGGATGGCTTGTTCAATCATTTGCTGCATCTTGAACTCCATCGCATCGTCCATGAGCTTGAGCGCGTTGCGGTTGGCCAGCATGGCGTTGAACTTGGTCTCCACCAGCATGTCGATGTGTTTGGTGAACTGGCTGAGCAGCGCGTCGATGAGCGTGTGGTGCACAGCGTGGGCTGGCTGTTGGGGTTCGTCCATTGTGATGGGCATGTCGTTGAGGTTCATGATTGCGTTCTCCATAGGTTGTTTGCCAGTGGCCGACTGGCAGCGGTTGGTGAGACCCGAAGGTCTCACGGGTTTGGTTGGGCAAGAAAAGGAAGATGACCGTTCCCTCGGGGGATCACATGTCCTCCCACGGTATGGCGGACCAGTCCGTGGTGGTCGGTGCAGGCACGAAAACTTCTGGCGGCACAGCCTTCTGTTTGATTTCCGGCCATGGTGGGGGCATGGGCAAGCCCGCCTCGCGTCGTGCCTTGACCCGCTCAAGCCGGGCCTTGGGGCTGCCGTCCTTGGCCAGTGATGACACCTTTGGCGGCACACGTTCGTCTGGTGAGGGCACGTGCGTGGCCAAGCTGGGCAGTCGAGCCCGTTTGCGGTACTCGGGCGGCAGGGCCTCCCACAAACGCTTGATGCGCAGGCGCTCTTCCCACTCGATGTAGTTCTCCCACTGCATGTGCTGGGGCGGCAAGCCTTTGCCCTGCCACATGAACTTGATGCGCTCCCGTGTCTGGGTGAGCACCAGCTTGTATTCCAAAAAGAATGTAAGGTCGAGCTCAGGCCAAGCAGTCTTGACGTGCTTCTCTTGCTGCTGTGTGGATGCCAGCTCCTTGCGTATTCCCGCCATGACTTCGGTCCACGGCGCAGTCTTGGCCGTGCGCCATGCGGCGCTGGTGGCCATCTGCCTGTTGATGGTGGCCTTGGTCTTGCGCTTCTCCAGCTCAGCGTTGGCAATGCGGGCGTACAAATCCCCACTGTTGACGCGGTTGTGGATTTCTTTGGTCGTGAGTTCGCTCAAACCTCTGGCGCGGGGTTGGCAGGCCTTGCACATGGATGACTCGATTTCCACAGGGGCATTGCCTGAATACCCCCGCGCTCGGGCCTGTGCTCGGGACAGGTTTCGCTTGAACTCGGCCAGCGGTTTGATGCTTTTGCAGGTCGCACACATGGCAGCATGTGTGCCCGGGGCGGGTGAAAGGTAGTGATCGCACATGTTTTGCTCCAATGATGATGTAACGAAGTGTACATTGTCCACTGCATACAAGCAAGTGGACACCCGAGTGGGACGGCTGAAAGCCCCTGTTTATGCGGGTTGCGGGGGGTGCTGACCCACATGTCTATCAAATCCCGAAAGAGCAAAGCTGGAAAAAGCCACGGGATAAGTTCTGTCCACTTGCACGCACATATATACATATATCTCTAAATCTCTATTTATATATAGTAGTGTTCTGGACAGTGGGTGTGGGACGCTAGTATCCATGCGGGTTACAGGACGCCCACGTGCTGTCCACGGCGTTGTAAACAGTGGACATGCAAAATTTGCATAGTTTCTCCACAACGTGTTGCCAAATACCCGTGAGACCGAGAGTCTCACGGGGCCGGACCGCCTCACTTGAGGCGCAGTTGGTGGGTGCCTGCCTTGTAGGTGTCCCACGCAGCGTCACGGGCGCGGGCCTCTTCGATGACCTTGCGCTTGTAGGCTTTGTCAGTGGCGAGGTGCACGTAGTCCTCACGCAGCGCGCGCAGCTTGGTGCGCTCAGTCTCACGGATGCTGATGGTGTAACGGTTACGGTTGCTCATGGTGTGCTCCAAGTGGTGAGACCGTGCGGTCTCACGGATAAAAGAAAGCCCGGACAAGCCGGGCGATTGGTGCCAGCGAGCTGGCGCTTTGCTGGGTTGACAGTGTGCGGAACAACGGCCACCCCTCGAATGCAGCATGGATTGAAAAAACCAATCGGTTATTCAAACTTGATAGTCTCGCGCACAGCGGCCAGCAAAGCCACGACTTCGGCTTTGGTCAAACCAGCGCACACGTCAACGATGGCGCTGACCTTGGCACGCTTTACGGCAACGGGTTGGTGAGACCGCGTGGTCTCACGGCCAGTGCTGAAATGCACACTGACATTCTTGGCCCAGCTACGCTGTGCGGCCATGTGGCGCGTCTCACGTGTTGATGCAGGGCCAGTGTGGAAAACGGCTGTACCCTGTGCACTCCATGACGTATTGCACCCATAGTGCTTGGCATGCACTTGGGCAAGTGCTGACAACAAGTCAGCGTGAGACTCTCTGCTCTCACGGACAAATGAGGACAAGGCAGCGCCGTACGATGTGCCAGCTTTGAGGAAGGCAGCGTAGCCAGCGGCTACAGTTTTGATAGTGTGTGACATGTTGCATAACTCCAATGATGTGGGCCGGTGTGGCCCTATCGGTAACAGAACCATTCCGCTACCGATGCCTCTATTATACCAAAGGGTGTATTTTGGTATTCCGCCGGAGGGGTAAACGGCGTACCGCAGACCCCACCCTACCCCCACCAAGCCTTTGTGCAGCAGACAGGTCCGCGCTGTAAGAACACTGTTCCCCACCCGCTCCCACCAGTTTGTAAAACCTTAGACAAAAATGCCCCACCCCTCAATTTTTAAAAAATCCCAAGGAACCTCTGTCAAACTCTGGACACATTGAAAATAGGGCGCGCTTGCCCTTGCTTCGCAATTAGGTGTACATTACGGCCAACGAGGTTACACGGCCTACGCAATATGTTTGAACACTTGGTGCAATTCAACCCGGAGCCCACACCGCCCGGGGCTATGACGAGACTGGCCGACGCTGAGCCGGGAGAAGTCTTGGCCGCGCAGGTCTCGACCGCCAGCTGGTTGCAGGAGCTGGGCGCTCCGCCAGACGACGAAGTCATTGATGCACTGGAGAAGGCGGACGCGCGCAAAGCGTTTCAGGCCCTGACCACCAACACCGACACCACCGAGCAGAAGGCTGCGCTGGTCCAGCTCAAGACGCCAGAGGCTGTGCGTCACATCACGGGCATGCTGACGGCCTACGACTGGGAGTTCATCGAGCAGGCCAAGGAACTTCGCGGCTACACGGTGGCCAAGCTGGTCGAGGAGACGCAGAACCCCAACGCCAATATCCGCTTGAAGGCGCTCGGCCTGCTGGGCAAGGTCACGGAGGTGGGGCTGTTCACCGACAAGATCGAGGTCAAGAAAACCGACATGACCGAGGACGAGATTGACAGACGCCTCAAGGAAAAGCTGGCCAAGTTCATGGATGTCTCCGACGCTGACGTGACGGACATCACCGAGATCACCGAAACCGCCCCCAACACACCCCCAACGCCTGATGACACCAGCGACATTGACGCCTGAGCAAGCGCAGGCGCTGTTCAAAAACCTCGGCAAGCTGTCTGCGGCCGAGAAGCTAGAGGCGTTGGAGCTGCTGGACAAGGCGCAGGCGCACAAACAGAAGAATCTGGCGCGCACGGACATGATCGAGTTCGCCAAGGCGGTGTACCCGGGCTTCAAAATCGGCCCACACCACCGCAAGCTGGCCAAAATCTTCACCGAAGTGATTGCCGGGACCAAGAAACGGGTGATCATCAACATTGCGCCGCGTATGGGCAAGTCCGAGTTCAGCTCGTACCTGTTTCCTGCCTTCTTTTTGGGCAATTTCCCCGAGAAGAAGATCATCATGGGCACACACACCGCTGGTTTGTCGGAAGACTTCGGCCGACGCGTGCGAAATTTGCTCGCTGACGAGGACTACCATGGCCTTTTCCCCCGAACGCTGGTGGCAGACGATCAAAAAGCTGCCGGTAAGTGGTCTACAAGCACTGGTGGTCAGTACTACGCTGCTGGTGTCGGCGGCGCTCTTGCTGGTCGTGGTGCTGATCTGTTCGTTATTGACGATCCTCACTCGGAGCAGGACGTCAAGGCCAACTCACGGCTGGCTTTCGACACTGCGTGGTCTTGGTTCCAGACGGGCCCGCTCCAGCGACTGATGCCGGGCGGTGCGATCATCATCGTGATGACGCGCTGGGGCAAGCTGGACCTGACCGGGCGCTTGATCGACTACCAAGCCAAGAACCCTGCGTCCGAGCCGTGGGAGATCGTGGAGCTCCCGGCCATCTTGCACGAGGACACGGAGAACGAGAAATCGCTCTGGCCCGAGCAGTGGCCGCTGGCCACGTTGAAGGCGACAAAGGCCAGCATCGACCCCCAGTACTGGAACGCCCAGTACATGCAGCAGCCCACCAGCAACAACGCGGCCATCATCTCGCGCAAATCGTGGCGCGTGTGGACCCGGGACGAGCCGCCCCGCTGCGACTACATCATCCAGAGCTGGGACACGGCGTTTGAGACCAGCAACACAGCTGACTATTCCGCGTGCACCACGTGGGGCGTGTTCTACAACGAGGAAGAGAACGACAAGGCGCAGGTGATCTTGTTGGATGCGTTCAAGGACCGCATGGCCTTCCCGGAGCTCAAGGCGGTCGCGCTCAAGCACTACAAAGAGTGGGAGCCAGACGCGTTCATTGTGGAGAAGAAGGCCGCTGGCGCGCCGCTGATCCAAGAGCTCAGGGCCGTGGGCATACCGGTCGACGAGTTCAGCCCCAGCCGGGGCAACGATAAAATCGTGCGGCTCAACGCGGTGTCGGACCTGTTTGCCTCTGGCACGGTCTGGGCACCGGACACGCGGTGGGCCCGCGAGGTGATCGAGGAGGTTGCGTCCTTCCCAAACGGCGAGAACGACGACTTCGTTGACACCACATCTCAGGCGCTGTTACGCTTTCGGCAGGGCGGGTTCATACCCCTTGACTCGGACGAGCAGGAGGACCGCACATTCATGCGTCGCAGGGCGGCGTACTACTAAAGAAAGCTGAATACATGGCCACGAACATTGACAAAGCCCTTTTCCAGCAGCCAGCGGGTATTGACGCCCTTGGCCAAGCCGAAGAGCCGATCGAAATTGAGATCGTGGACCCAGAAGCGGTGAACATCGACATGGGCGCTCTCGAAATCAGCATTGAGAAGGGCGAGCCCAGCATCGACGACTTCGATGCCAACTTGGCCGAGTACCTGCCCGAAGGCCGGATAGCCACCATGATCACCGACTTGGTGGCCGACATCGAGAACGACCGCAACTCCCGCAAAGACTGGGAGAAGGCGTACGTCACCGGGCTCAAACTGCTCGGGTTGCAGCTTGAAGAGCGCACGGAGCCATGGAACGGTGCGTCTGGCGTGTTCCATCCCATGATCACAGAAGCCGTAGTGCGCTTCCAAAGCGAAACCATTACGGAGACGTTCCCGGCCATGGGCCCGGTGCGGACCAAGATCATCGGCAAAGAGACGCCGGAGAAGAAAGACGCCGCCCAGCGTGTGCAGGAGGACATGAACTTCCAGCTCACAGAGGTCATGCAGGAGTTCCGCCCCGAGCATGAGCGCATGTTGTGGAGCCTCCCGGCCACCGGCTCGGCGTTCAAGAAGGTCTACTTTGACCCCAACATCGGGCGGCAGGTGTCGATCTTCATTCCGGCCGAGGACATTTTGCTGCCCTACGGCACCTCGGACATCCAGACTTGCTACCGCGTCACGCACGTCATGCGCAAGACTGAGAACGAGCTCAAAAAACTCCAGCAGTCCGGGTTTTATTGCGACGCGGAGCTGGGCTCCCCCGACAAGGCCACCGACGAGATCAACAAAGCCAAGGATCGAGAGACGGGGTTTGCTGACCTGAACGATGAGCGCTTCACGTTGTGCGAGAGCCACGTGGACTTGGTGCTCAAGGACGACCCGCTGTGCGAGCTGGACGACGACGGTGAGCCTATTGGCGTTGCGCTGCCCTACGTGGTCACGTACATCCGGGGCTCGAACACGGTGCTGGCCATCCGCCGCAACTGGAACGAGGACGACAGCCTGCACCTGAAGCGCCAGCACTTCGTGCACTACCAGTACATCCCCGGCTTTGGTGCGTACGGTTTTGGCCTGTTCCACCTGATCGGCGGGTTTGCCAGTTCGGCCACCAGCTTGATGCGTCAGCTGATTGACGCTGGCACGTTGAGCAACCTGCCCGGGGGCCTCAAGACCCGTGGTCTGCGCATCAAGGGCGACGACACACCGATCGCCCCGGGCGAGTTCCGCGACGTGGATGTGGGCTCGGGCACCATCCGCGACAACATCCTGCCACTGCCATACAAAGAGCCGTCAGCCACGCTGTACCAGTTGCTCAACACGGTGGTGGAGGAAGGCCGCAGGTTTGCCGCCACTGCTGACATGAAGATCAGCGACATGGGTGCCAACGCGCCCGTGGGCTCCACGCTTGCGCTGCTTGAGCGCCAGTTGAAAGTCATGACGGCGGTGCAGGCCCGTGTGCACTTCACACTCAAACAAGAGCTGCAGTTGCTGGCCGTCATCATCCGGGACTACACCGACGACGAGTACACATACGAGCCGGACGGCGAGCAAGGCCCACGCGCCAAGAAGGGTGACTATCGGCACGTTGACATCCTGCCCGTGAGCGACCCGAACGCAGCAACGCTGTCCCAGCGCGTGGTGCAGTACCAAGCAGTGATCCAGTTGGCCCAGTCCGCGCCGGACATCTACGACCTGCCCAAGTTGCACCGGGGCATGCTGGAGGTGTTGGGCATCAAGAACGCCGACAAGCTCGTGCCGCTGGACGAAGATCAAAAACCCGTGGACCCCGTGTCGGAGAACATGAACGCGCTCAAGGGCAAACCGCTCAAAGCGTTCCAGTACCAAGACCACCAAGCACACATCCAAGTGCACATGTCCGCCATGCAGGACCCAATCGTGATGCAGTTGGTGGGTCAGAACCCGCGCGCACCGCAGATTCAAGCGGCCATGATGGCGCACATCGCAGAACACGTTGGGTTTGGCTATCGCCAGAAGATCGAGCAGCAGCTGGGCATGCCACTGCCGCCCGAAGGCGAACAGCTGCCGCCTCAGATCGAGCTGGCCCTGTCCGGCATGATGGCTCAAGCCGCGCAGCAGGTTCTGCAGCAAAGCCAAGCGCAGGCCGCGCAGCAGCATGCCCAGCAGCAACAGCAAGACCCTGTCGTGCAAATGCAGCAGCAAGAGTTGCAGATCAAGCAAGGCGAGCTGGCACTCAAGGAGAAAGACTTGGCGCTCAAGGAGAAGAAAATCCAAATTGACGCCGCAGCCAAGGTTGATGAGCTTGAGCTCAAGGAAAAGGCGCTACAGGTTGACGCTGCCTACAAGGCCGACAAGCTGGAGGCTGACCAAGAACGTGACGGCGTCCGTATGGGCGTTGACATTGCAAGAAGCAGGCAACAGGCTGCTGCCCAAAACCAAAAGAAAGGTCCCGGTAACAAATGATCTCCGACTTCGCACGCGTATTGCGCGAGAAATTACGCACCGACATGAACAACTACGCCGATGACTTGGCGGGTGGGGCGTGTCGCTCTTTTGACGATTACCAAAAACTCTGCGGAATCATTCAGGGTCTTGCGACCGCAGAGCGTCATCTTTTAGACCTTGCAGAGAAAGTTGAGAAATCAGATGAGTGAAATCATTCTGCCTCCGGGCATCACATTGCCCAAACACATTCAACCGATTGACGCCCCCGAGGCCGAAGCGGACAACGAAACCAAAGCGTCAGCACTGCCGATCCCCACCGGCTACAAAATGCTGTGCGTCGTGCCCAACGTCGATGAAAAGATCGCCGGTACGAGCCTCGACCTTGTTCGAGACGCAGCAACCCTGCGCGCTGAAGAGCACGCCACAACCATCTTGTTTGTGTTGCGGGTTGGTCCAGACGCGTACAAAGACGTCGCCAAGTTCCCGTCGGGAGCGTGGTGCAAAGAGGGCGACTTTGTGCTCGTGCGCACCTACACAGGTACGCGCTTTAAGGTGTTTGGCAAGGAGTTCAGGATTCTGAACGACGACCAAATTGAGTGTGTTGTGCAAGACCCTCGCGGTTACACCCGCGCATAAGGAGTAGAGATGAGCGAATTCAAATTCCCCGACGAACAGGACGACAAGAACGTCAGTCTGGACGTCTCAACGGACGACGGTGTCGAAGTCGAGATTGTTGACGACACCCCCGAGCGCGACCGAGGCCGCAAGCCTTTGGGCCGCGAAGTGGCGGACCCCACCGACGACGAGATTGACCAGTACTCCGACGGCGTCAAAAAGCGCATCAAGGAGCTGACACACGCGCGCCACGACGAGCGTCGAGCCAAAGAAGCCTTGCTGCGCGAGAAGCAAGAGCTTGAGCGCGTTGCCCAGCACATGATGGCGGAGAACAACCGCCTCAAACAATACGTCAACACCGGCACCGAGCACTACGCCGCGTCGCAGCTGCAGCTGGCCGAGACCGAGGTGGAGAAGGCCAAGCGCCAGCTCAAGGAAGCGACAGAGGCGTTTGACACCGACGGCGTCATTGCGGCGCAAGACGCGCTGATGGACGCCAAGATGAAGGTGCAGGCGGCAAAAAATTTCCGGCCGACACCTTTACAGGTCGAAGAAACTGATGTACAAACACAACAAAACCAAGCACCCCGTCAAGAACTGGACGATAAGACTGCTCGCTGGCAGGCACAAAACCAGTGGTTCGGTTCTCCGGGGTACGAGGAAGTTACCAGCTTCGCACTAGGGCTGCATCAAAAGCTAGTGAACTCCGGGGTTGATCCCCGCTCTGACGATTACTTCGAGCGCATTAATGCTCGCATGAAGTCTACGTTCCCCGAAGTTTTCGGTGGTACGGAGGACCGGCCAAAATCCGGCGAAGGCTCCCGACGACCTACCTCGGTTGTTGCGCCAGCGACCCGTTCGACTGGAGCAAGAAAAATCCAACTGACGCCTACGCAAGCTGCGCTGGCGAAAAAGTATGGACTGACCCCGCAGCAATACGCTGCTGAAGTAGCAAAACTGGAGAAATCGAATGGCTGAAACAATCAACCGGACCCCCCGCGATCTCGTGTCGCGCGATAAAACCACTCGGTACGTGTACACACCTCCGAGCGCACTGCCCGATCCGACCCCTGAGCCCGGTTACGTTTATCGCTGGATTGCGACACACGTGCTTGGCGAATCCCAGAACACGAACGTGTCTACCAAGATGCGTGAAGGCTGGGAACCGGTGAAAGCAGTCGACCATCCTGAGCTGATGCTTGAAGGAAATGCGAAGACTGGAAACGTCGAACTTGGTGGCCTCATGCTCTGCAAGATGCCACGTGAGCGCGCACAGGCCCGGGACGAGTACTACGCCAAACAAGCGCAGGCCCAGATGGAATCTGTGGATAACAGTTTCATGCGAAACAATGACCCCCGCATGCCGCTTTTCGCTGACCGCAAGTCAACGACCAGTCGCGGTGGTGGTTTTGGTTCTGGTTCAAAGTAACAAGGAGTCCTTAAATGGCAACTACCGCTTCCCCCTACGGTCTCAAACCCGTAAAGCGTGCCGACGGCATGCCCTACGCTGGTGCAACATCGCAGTACCTGATCGACCCCGCTGGTGAGGCCACAAACCTCTTCTACGGCCAAGTCGTGCACATCGGTGCTGATGGTTACATCGCCCTGTCTACCGCCACTGGCGCTGACGCAACAACCAACGCTTTGCCTACAGGTACAAACCTGACAGGTTCTTTGGGTGTTTTTGTGGGTTGCTCCTACATCAACGCACAAGGTCAGCAGATTTACGGCCGGTACTACCCCTCCGGCACAACCGGCGTGGTGACTGCGTACGTTGTGGATGATCCAAACGTGTTGTTCCAAGCTCAGCTGGACGGCGCTGCCGATCAGTCTGATGTGGGTGCCAACACCTTCTTCGCCGCTGCTCAGAGCACCAGTACTGGTTCGACCACTACAGGTAACTCGACCAGCGCGTTGGAGTCCACCACCGTCACCACAACTGCTGCCTTCCGTATCGTGAGCTTCGTGTCCCCCGTGACCGACGCCTTCCCCGATGTGTTGGTGAAGTTCAACCCCGGCTACAACAGCATGACAAATGCCGTTGGCCTGTAAGGAGTAAATCATGGCTATTTCACGCGCACAACTGCTCAAAGAGCTGCTCCCCGGTCTGAACGCCCTGTTCGGTTTGGAATACGCACGCTACGGCGAAGAGCACAAAGAGCTGTACGAAACCGAAAAATCGGAGCGTAGCTTTGAAGAAGAAACCAAGCTGTCCGGCTTTGGTGCTGCACCTGTCAAGAACGAAGGCTCTGCCATCGCTTACGACAACGCGCAGGAAGCCTTCACTGCTCGCTACACCCACGAAACCATCGCTTTGGGCTTCTCCATCACGGAAGAAGCTGTGGAAGACAACCTGTACGACAGTCTGTCTGCCCGCTACACCAAGGCTCTGGCTCGCGGTATGGCCTACACCAAGCAGGTCAAAGCTGCTTCCGTGTTGAACACCGGCTTCTCTGGTGCTGCCCCCGGCGGCGACGGCGTTTCCTTGTTCGGCAACTCCTCCAACGGTACTCGCGTTGGCCACCCACTCGTGGGCGGCGGCGTGAACTACAACAGCCCATCCACTGGCGTCGACTTGAACGAGACCTCGCTGGAAAACGCAACGATCCAGATCGCTGCTTGGGTTGACGAGCGTAACCTGTTGATCGCAGCCAAGCCAGTCAAGCTGGTGATCCCCCCATCACTGATGTTCGTTGCCAAGCGTTTGCTGGACACCGAACTGCGTGTGGGTACTGCTGACAACGACATCAACGCGTTGAAGCAGATGGGCACCATCTCTGGTGGCTACACCGTCAACCACTTCTTGACCGACAACAACGCTTGGTTCCTGACCACAGACGTTCCAAACGGCCTGAAGCACTTCGAGCGTACTGCTCTGTCCACTTCCATGGATGGGGACTTCGATACAGGGAACGTTCGCTACAAAGCACGTGAGCGTTATTCCTTTGGCTGGTCGGATCCGCTCGGAATGTGGGGCTCTAGCGGTTCGTCTTGATACTTCGGTATCTAAAAAAGGCCCTTCGGGGCCTTTTTTATTGGCTGTTGACATTTGCGGCATAGGTTATATAATTCCCCGTATCGTAACGAGGAGTTGCTATGGACCACCCAAAGACACGGAAAGAAGCCCAAGCACTTGGGGCAAAGTTTTACTTCACCGGCGAGCCCTGCGTACGCGGGCACATTGCGTTGCGTAAAACCAAAGGGGCGTGCTTAGAGTGCGTCAGGGAAGACTGGACGCTCGACAACGAACGCCGGAAAGCGAAGCCTAAAACGGAAGCGGCCAAAGCCGCTGGCAAACGGTACTATGAGAAAAACAGACAGGCCGTAATTGCGCGTGCAGCGGCCCGACCTGTTGAGGAGAAGCGCCGATTGCAAGCGGAGTACAAAGATCGAAATGTTGACGTGGTCCGGGCCGACACCAGCGTTCGCAAACGTCGTCACAGAGAAGCTACCCCCAAATGGCTTACCCCGGCCGAACGGTTGCAGATGCGTGAGCTTTACGTGCAGGCCCGCAAGCTGACAGAGCTTACGCAAGAAAGGTACGTGGTCGATCACATCGTGCCTCTGCGCGGAGAGTCCGTTTGCGGCCTCCATGTGCCGTGGAACCTGCGGGTCATCACGCAAGAAGAAAATTTGAAAAAGTCCAACAAGCACGTTGACCACACCACAGACCAGTGATATATTGCAAACACCCCCGGACTTATCCGGTGTATCTGACGGCTCCGGGCCGACGTCATGCAGACAGATACGCCTTAAC